GACATCGCGGGCCTGAGCGACGCGACGATGGGTGATCGGGCCGCTCTGGCGATTGGCTGGACTTGGGAAATCGACGACACAGGCGGCTATTGGTGGGACACGAAGAATCACGCCCCTGTCGAGTGGTCAGACTGGCACCCGTCCACCGACCACAACGACGCCCACCGGCTCGTTGAGGAGTGCGGGCGGCGGGGGCTGCTGCCGCGGCTGATTAACGAGCTAAGCCGGATACGCCGCGGATTAACCTTTGAGGACTGTTTGACGGCTACGCCGCGGCAGATCACCGAGGCGGCGGTGAGGGTGCTGGGGGGAAACACGCCCCGAACCGGCACCCACTAACGCATGTTGATATGTCGGTTCGATGCGTGGTATAATCCAGCAACGACGCTCCCCGCACCAGGAAGACCCCCACTGATGCGACTGCATACCAGCGGCGATACGCGCTATCAGCCCACGAGTGAAGACTTCGCGGCAGCCCGTACCGGCGACCATCACGCCGTCACAAGGATTGTCGATTCCGTTGTCAAGCTCGTCAAAGCCAAGGCCGCCAAATTCCTCGACTTCAATCTGCCCGCACACATCGAACTAGACGACCTGATCCAAGAGGGAAACAAAGCCGTCGTTACGGCCGTCCCCTACTTCGACCCCGCCCGCGGCTACAAGTGGAACACCTACGCCGGCACCTGCGCCTGGCGTGCGATGAGCAATTTCATCAAATCCCGCCACGTTCAGCCCATCGGCGAGCAAGAAGCAGAAGAGGAACGGCCAATGGAGTCGATACCCGCAAAGACGCCAGAACCACCCGAAGACGGGGCCGCACACCGATTAGCCCAAATGCTCCTCAAACTGAATACCCCACTTCGGATCGCGATCAGAAAGAAAAAAGGGTTGCTCGGCGAGAAGGAACGCACCTACGACCAGTTAAGCGACGACCTCACCGCGATGTTAGATCGGCCGATCGACCGGCGGCAGGCAGAGAGCTTGGTGATTGCGGCGGAGATTTGCCTGAAGGAAGTTGCGGGGGAGTGGTGAAGGTAAACTAGGGCATGGCCTTAACACCAAAACATCAACGGTTCGTAACGGAATACCTTGTTGATCTAAACGGGACTCAAGCTGCTATTAGGGCCGGTTTTGCGGAGAAAAGTGCCCGCGTTACCGCCAACCGGCTGCTAACAAATCATAACATTCAGGCGGCTATCGAAGCGGGTAAAAAAAAACGGGAAGCCAAGGTTGAACTGACCGCCGAACGCATCCTGCAGGAGTACAAATGCCTCGCGTTCTCCGACATCGGCGAGATAGTCGATTTCTCCGGTCCCGACCCGCGGCTACGTCCGGCCAACGAGATACCAGAGGCGGCCCGGCGGGCTATCAGCAAGATCAAGCTGAAGCGGTACACGGAGGGGAATGGCGAGTCGGCCCGTGAGGTTGAGGTAGTTGAGTTCTCGCTATGGGGCAAGCGTGAAGCGTTGGACAAGCTGAAAGAGCATGTGGCGATGCCGACACCGCCGCAGGTTCCGATTCAGGTTCAGTTCGGCGGCATCCCCGGCGGCACCCCGATCGGCATGGAGCACGGCGATCGGTTGGACCTGAGCAGGCTATCTGATGACGAGCTCAACGAGTACGACCGTATTACCGCCATCGCCAGAGGACTTCCGCCGGGAGCGGTCCCGGCGGGCCAGATCATCTTGCCTCAAGTTCACAACATGGACGAAGCTGAATTACGAAGTGGGCCGCCCGCATCGGATCATGGCGGCGGCGCTGGATAGAGTCGTGAGCGGCGACTGTAAGCGGCTCATGATTTTCGCTCCCCCTCGGCACGGCAAATCGGAGCTAGTGTCCCGCCGCTTGCCGGCTAAGTTCCTGGGCCACTACCCGCACCTTAACGTCATCGCCACTTCTTATTCCGCAGACCTTGCGTCCCGCATGAACCGCGACTGTCAGCGGATCATGGAGTCGCCGCAATACGCGGAGTTGTTCCCCGATGTCCGGCTGCACGCCAAAGGGGCGAAGACGGAAGGCAACTGGCTGAGGAATGCGGACGTTTTTGAGATCGTTAAGCACGGTGGCAGTTATCGCTCTGCCGGCGTCGGCGGCGGCATTACCGGCATGGGCTTCGACCTGGGCATCATTGACGACCCGATCAAGAACATGGAGGAGGCTTATTCCCAGACAATCCGGGACAAGATTGACGAATGGTACACGAGCACGTTCTGGACGCGGCAAGCCCCCGGGGCTCGCATAATTCTGATGCTTACCAGATGGCATGAAGACGACCTCGCAGGCCGGCTATTGAAGCGGATGAAGGATGGCGGGGAACAGTGGGAGGTTGTCGTTCTGCCGGCTTTCTCGGAGCCGGGACTAGCCCTTCACCCTGACGACGATCGCCGCCCCAACGAAGCTCTCTGGCCCGAGCGGTTCCCTGCATCGTTCCTGCTCTCCGCCCGCAAATCACTCGGATCGTCGCAGTTCGCGGCGCTCTATCAGCAAAGCCCCACAATCGACGGTGGTAATCACTTCAAGTCGAAGTGGTTTGAATCTACCCGCTACCTCGACGGGGGCGACTACTGGCTCCTGAACGGCCGGAAGTTCATGAAGGCCGAATGTCAGGTCTTCATCACGTCCGACCCGAACGCCAGCGAGAAGAAATCGGCCGACGACTGCGGAAATGCCGTATGGGCGGTGACTCCCCACCAGGACTTGCTGGCTCTCTGGGTGGGTGCCGAACCGCTCGGAATCGACCGCATCATCCCCGAGTGGTTGAGGCTCGCAAACACGTATAATCCATCATTCATCGGTGCCGAGGCGGACGGGTTTCAGGTGTCGCTCGTGAAAGAGGCTCGGCGGACTAAAGGGATGCCGCCCGTCCGCGAATTATCTCACAGCGGCAAGGGCAAGCTAGTACGGGCGACCGAGGCCATCATCATGGCCGAGGCCGGCAAGATTTGGCTGCCGCGGGATAATGAGCCGTGGGTGCAGCCGTTCATTGACGAGCTTTGTCGGTTCACGGGCAAGGACGATCCAAAAGATGCGATGGTCGATTGCACAGCCTACGCGGCATGGTGCGTGCATCGGCTGGACATGGATGAGATTGTCGAGCCGAAGCCGGCCCCGCCAAACTACAGCAACGCCGCGGCGAGCGGGCTATGGGGGAGGAAGTTGTGAGCGACGAATCGCCCAAGAAGCCCACCCTCGCGGACAAACTCGCCGCATGGGAACGGCTACGGCGGGAAGTGCGGGAGCGGGTGCAAGCCGACGAGGCGGTTGTCGTGGAGAAGCGGGAACGGGGGGACGCGGCATGAGTAATCGACGATTCGCAACCGGCCCGCTCGGAATCAACATCGCCAAGCGGGATGACCTGCCAAAAATACCCAACAACCTTGCGCGCCAGATTGAACGGCTGGAGGAATGGGTGGCGAAACTCAAAGCCGCGAGGCAAGAATGCTGGGATGCCCGGGACAACCCGGAACGGTTGAAGTCTGCACAAAGTGAACTGCTCCAATTGGTATGCTTTTTCAGTGATTCTGACGCTAGCGCTATAATCTGGAACGCACGCAAGATGATCGAGTTCGGGTTGGAGACAGATCACCCGTACATGCGGGCGGTCGGGAAGGGGGACGCGGCATGAAACATATCTATGGCGAAGTCATGGGGGCGGATTGTTGATTCAGAACCGCCCCCGGTGATCGACATGGCAGATTCAGCGTGGAGAGCCGAGGAGCGGATGGGTAAGTTGATCGGCAAACCAGACTTCAAGCTGAAAATGCCGCCTTACCGAGAACGGGAAATCTACGTCTGGCGGGATGGGGCTTACCACTGGCAAGAGGCGGTCTGAATCGCATGGAATCCGAACGCATACAACTGCTCCGCACCATCGCCGAGAACCCCGGCGACGACAGGCCGCGGCTGATTATGGCCGATTGGCTGGAAGAGAACGGGGAGCCGGAGCACGCCGAGTTGATCCGGGTGCAGTGCGAACTTGCCAAGTACCCTCAGTACGTCGAATGGCTCCGGCAGATGCCCCTTTCGCAATGGCGGGGAGGCCGCGACGAACATGAGTTGATGTGCCGGCTCGACCCGCTCATTCGGCGCGAGCGGGAGTTACTGAAGGCGATGCCGTGGTCGGATGCGTGCGAGTATTCCACGATGGACCGCGGCTTTATCGTTTCGACGGTTCTTGAGTCGGAAGAGATGCGCATTGCGGTTCTACTCAGTCGCGGGCACCCGCTGCATACCATCCGCCTCACCGACTGGCAGGGCATCGAACGCAGCCTGCCGCCCAAGCCCCGGGAGGCGCTGCCGTTTCTGAAGCGGTTGGAGTTGTCGGAATACGCGTACACCAATGCGGGCTTTGACGAGTTGTCCCGGCATCTGCCCGGCGTGACGATCTCTTATTACAACATGTGGATCAGTTAGGGTGTGTGGCTTACGCCGAACATCAACTTCACTGAAGCTATTGAACAAATGCGGGATTCCATGATGCGTAGTATGGGTATCCCCGATCGGCTACTCTCCTCGCCCTAATCGACCCGTCCAGACCCCCGGCTAAACTAGGGCATGGCTGCCCTAAATTTCCTAGCGAATGGCGACGGCGCGGCCCTCAACGGGGGCCGATTCCTGCCTCCACCGAAGATTCTCGACGCCTACGGGCTGCCGATCCAGACGCCGGGCGATCAATCAACTCCCCTGATCCCTCACGCGATGACGTTCGGGTATATCCTGAACACCGTCGCGAAGACGTATTCATTTCGCTGGGATGAGGCGTTGAAGCACCTGCCCGCCAACGCATTGGCGATGCGTCGGGATTGCTACCTTCGCTCCCTTCTCCAAGAGCGTGTCCTGCCCACCGTCAACCGCGCTTGGCAGATTGTCCCGGCGGAAGACCCGGACGACCCCGAGGCGAAGCGTGACGCCGAGATGGCGACGCAAAGCACGAAGAAGATTCGCCGGTTTAAAAGGATGCTACGGTATCTGATGGAAGCCCCTTGGTACGGCCGTTATGGGGCTCAGACCACATGGGGGGAGAAGTCGATCGGCGGCGGCATCCGGGCGCAGACCATCACCTCGCACAAGCCCGTCAACGGCGACAAGATTCAAGGCGCGTGGGATGATACGCCCGTCGTATTCATCAATTCGGCGGTCGCGTCGCGCTACCCGTCCGAGTACATCATTTACACCGATCGCGTTCCGGGCCTGAAGCTCGCCAAACAGTCATGGCGCGAGCAGTTCATTATCCACACGCACGAGATTGACGACGCGGATTACTTTGAAGGCGAGATGGCTGGCAGCGTGGCGGGCGTCGGCTTGCGGAACTGGATTTATTGGGCGTGGTGGCTGCGGGACGAAATGCTAAGCTGGGCCGTGGACTTCATGAAGAAGGCGGGAGCCCTCGGGCTGCTCATCTTCGGGTACGAGATCGGGAATAAGGCGGCGAAGGCGGCGGCGGAAGGCAATGCCGCGGCGGCATCGAAGCAGACGGCATTGGTCATGCCGATCCTGCCGGACGGGAAGAATCCGAACCCCGTCCAGCACATTCAGATTCCGATGAACGGCGTCGAGAATCTTCAAAAGATGATCGCCGATTACTTCGAGCACCACATGGAGCGGCTCATCGTCGGGCAGACGTTGAGCGCCGGCACGGAGGGCAGCGGGCTTGGCGGGTCCGGCGTTGCGGAGATGCACGAGGATACGAAGTTCCAGTTGCTTCGATTCGACGCGGAGAACCTGGCGGAAACCCTCACGGACGATTACCTCGCGGTCTGGATGCGGAAGAACCGGCCGAGCGCCAAGCACTCCTTGAAGTGGGAGTTCATCCTGCCCGATCCGCAGCAGGAGAAGAAGATTTCCAGTTACAAGACCATCGTGGAGATGGGTGGCAAGGTCAAGGCCAAGGACGTCTACGACACGCTGGGCACGGAAAAACCGGAGGATGGGGAGGAAGTTTTCGGCGGGCAGGCGGAGCAGGGTATCCCCGGCGTGACCGATGGCCCGCCGGGTCAGGAGCAGCCGGGGCAGGGGCAGCAAGACGACGGGCACGATTTCGAGAACGACTTCGGCCCGACGCTGAACGCCTTCGATTGCACCCCCGAACTGTACGCACTGGCGGCGGCCGATGACTCACCATCCGACTGGCGATCCACGCGGTCAGGACGCGGCGAATACTCCCCGAGCACCGGCCGCTGGCGGCCCAAGAGCGGCG